GTGGCAGAGGTTCTACGGGGTTTGGCTGATCTCCCCGGCGGGCCGCTGCTGCATGCGTATGGCCACAACCTTCACACCTATTCCGACAACCTCGGCATATTCGTGGACCGGGAGCAGGCAGGCGCCATCGTGGACCTCTTGCAGAAGGCGTTCGCGTCTTCTGCCGCTGGCCCCTTTCTTCTGCGGGCGGCACCTCCCAAGCCGATCTCGCAGCCGTTCAAGTTCCTTGGCTACTGGTTCCGGCTTGCGGATGGCGGCGCGGAGGTATTCGTCCCGGCAGAGTTTGCCCAGCATCGTGCAGATGCCATCCTCCGGGACCTAATGACCGCCGATCGCACGCGGCTCAGCAAGATGCGGAAGACGATCGAAGGGGTGGCGGGGGAGTGGGCCCGCTGGTACGGCGTCGACGCCTGGAAGACCTCCGCGCTGCAACGCGTTGCAACCGCCGACGAGGCTCTGGACGCGTTCAGGCTCCGGGGTGCGCAGGTGACAGGCTCTGAGGATGCAATACTCGGGTCAACGCCTGGCGCTTATTTTCGCCTCCAATGATCGAGTACTGACCCGTCGATCTGAACGGTGACGAGGTTTGTGGCATCGCCGGTTCCCCGAGAGAGGTAGATCTTGGTGTAAGGCTTACGCTCGTTGGGGCCGAGGGAGATGGTGATCCTGTAGCCTCTGGCGACGTATTCGCGAACCTTCGTCACCATTGGATGGTTCGCCAGATCGAGCTTCGCGACGACGCGCTGATCCACCTGAAGGCTGGCGGGGCGTCCATCTAGCGCGGTCGCGCTTGCGGACATGCGACTGACGCGACTGAGGATTTGCGTCCACGTTTGGCGCAGATGCGATGGGTGTGTGCCGGTCACAAACACATAAGCCGTTCGATCGCGCATGTCTTTGAAGCCCTTCGAGGTCCCGTCCCCTCCCAAAATTCGCTCGATCAGCGTCCCAATTTCATCCGTCGATCCGTGGTACACGCTCGGCTCCCGTTAATTCGAAAGGAAAACCTTCCATAAAGAAACGAATCATGCAAAAGAACTTACGGAACTCTGTTAGATAAGTAGGCGACTACTACTCGTAAGCAGACGGGGTTTTCATGCCAGTGCAAGGCTGCTATATTGATTCGGACTAAGGTGTAAGGGGATATGACGTGGTTGGGTTGCCTAGGCAGATCGTAAACTTTGGAGGATATTCGGAGATCATGCCGGGGGTGCCTCCGGTTTTCTTTCCCGGTGATGTCTTGGTCGTCATGGCAGTGGAGGCTGATGGCGTGTTCGAATGTCAGCTAGCCGACGCGAACGGCCGCCCGGTGCCAAGCGTCTCGGACACCATATTCATCGAAGAGTTGACCTAGCGATTTGGGCATCCGAGCGCTCCGTTGCGCTGGCCCAGCGCGGCTACTGCGCTGGTTGCAGCGACTTGCTCCATCGGCGCTTTGATAAGAAGCTGCACCACTCGGAGGCGGCAACCTCCGGCTACGTCGAGCCGGCAAGTTTCGGCGGCGGAAAGGGGCTCCCGAACGATTCGACGAAGCATCGCCGATGCGAGGAGCGTCGAGGAGAGCCGCCGGCAACGGGTTGCGCTCAGATCTGACACGACCTGGTGCTGAGGCGGCTTAACCTCTGCCACGATCGTTTACGGCCCCGTCAGATGCAGCCGGCTGGGGAAGTCCGGGGTGCTACGATGGGGTCGCCCGGTGCGGGCGAGACAGGTTACGACCACATAACTGCCGCAGGGCCGAATGTGAGCTCGTCAAAATCACAAGAAAACTGGCGCACCCGAAGGGATTCGAACCCCTGGCCTCTGCCTTCGGAGGGAAAGGGAGCCTAGGTTTGATCTAGGTTTTTTAACGCCCGTGACATCACCACTATCGTGAACGAATAACGAACAAAAGCGAAACATTGGCGATTTTCACCGGAGCGGCACCGGACCCTTGAGCGCGCTTTCCGCACCCGTCTGCTCAGTGCGCGGAATCTAATGGCATATTTCTCCAAGACTCCGCGAGGCGATGGTGACATGGTCAACGCGAGGCAAGTATTTGTTGCATGTGCGTTCAAGCGAATTGGGGGCACAAATATGACAGCCTATACCGGTAGAGCATTTTGCTTTTCCTTGGCCGCGATGATCATGCCGTCCGTTTGTGTGGCGCAGACCGCGCCTACAAGCCCTAGGCCAGCCGCTGAAATTGAGCGTCAAATGGCGGAGCTGCAAAAGGAACTCGCCGCCAGCAAGCTCGCGGAGGCAAATGCTGCGATTGCCGCGGAGACGGCAGCCAAAGCGAAGGCCGATCAGGCTAGAATTTATCTCGCGAGCATCAGCGGAGCACCCCCCACTCAGCCCGGTGTCACAGCCCCCGCCGCCTTAATTCAGCAAAGTCAGCCCTCGCCCGGTACCGTTACGACTACGACTGAAAAGCCAGATGGCACAAAAGTTGTGGAAGTGAAGCCTTGGACTCAAGAGGGCATTCGAGCAAATACGACTGGAAAACAGACTTTTGGGGGAATTAACTTTGGTGTCGGTGTAGCCTTTAGCTATGATCTGGGTAGTAACGGACGAGTTTCAGACGCTTCAGTTGTCGATGGCATAGTCAGGGTTAACAGAACCGAGAATGTGCGCGCTCGCTTCGTTCTCGAATCTCATTTCCTTTTTACTCCAACGAATATTGGTGGAGTTAAGAGGTTTTTCGGCTTTGAGAATACAGCCACAGAGAAGAATTGGGGTGTTGGGCCGTTCATTGCGCTTCAGCCTGGAGGTGCCGAGGCCATAATCGACGCCATCGGAGCTGGTGTAATGGTCGGCCTTCGGAGATCGGGTACAGGTACCGATAGCTTTAATATCGGAGTTGGTGTCCTTTACGACCTCAACGTTCAAACGCTTGGCGACGGTATTCTCGAAAACATGCCCTTGCCGGGCCTGGAAGAAGAGGTGCGCTTTAAAAGGCAGGAACAAAGTGGGCTGCTCATTATGTCGTCCTACTCCTTCTAGTCGGGCGGAGCTGACCTTCGCGTCAGCTTCGCCCGAAACCACCTATCATCTCTGCATTTACGACGAGTGCAACACGCGCCCTCTAAATCCATACTTCGCTAAAGCGGTAACGATAGGCCGCTTAGCTTAAGTTGCGATTTCTGAAGGGCTTCCATCTTACCAGGATGTGGGCACCGGCCCTTTGCTCAGATCGACTGAGGCGACCCGCGAAAGTAGTTATTTTGGTCCGAGGACCGCGTGTCGCGGATGGCAATTTCAAGAACGCGAATCCGACGTTGCGCGAGCTTGAGCGACACCACCAGACCGAAGATCGCAATCAGCGACAGCAGCTGAAGCGCGACAGCAAAGGCCATTTCCACACCCTCTCGAAGACCGGACGGGCCTTCCCCCCCCCTGAACAGGGTTAATAGATTTAGCATGCGCATTTGGAAAGTGGCATTCAGATGCCCTTTTGTAGGCAGGGCTCCCATCGTCGAAGACATCTCATAATTCGCGCCGAGTATTCCGTTCGACGCGGCTGACACCACGTCCGCTTCCGCCTGCCTCTTTAGCCACCAGCTGGGCAATGGCATCAGTCCCATTCGCCGACATCCAGCTCGTGCATTCGCATATGCGAGCGGTCTGAAGTTGATTGACTCCAAATTGGGAGTGTACGAGCATCTCCACGGGCTCATTGTGTCTTAGCAATCCCCCGTCGGCGCGAAGTGACGTCGAGAGGTCTCGGTCCAATTCGGCGTTGAATGACCCTTTGGGCACCTTTGGCCACTGTCGTGGCGTATGCGTGAGGCCACCAGTCTCGGCCCCTTAGGCGGGCCGCTCACTGCGGAGGACGCATTGACGCCGACAGAAGACGAAATCGTCAAGCTGCAAAAAGCGATCGGCGTCGACCGCTTGCAAGCGATCTATCACCTCCGCGGCAGAGCCGCGATCCGCGGGAATAACCCTCGACCTGCCTTTCTTCGGTTGCCCTATGGAAACGATCCGTCACAGGAGAAGCGGCCATGACTGCAAACGGCCCAAGCGAAGGGTGCATAAAGAAGCGATAGCCACCGCAAATCGGCGCCACGGTCGTGTTCAAATCTGTACGTTAGCGTCGCAGCCGCGCCACCAGCTTCCGCCACTCCGCCTCGTCCTGCGGCGGTAGCACGAGCGTCGGCCGCTGATGCGTCACCCGAACCAGGTCCGGCCGCGCGCCACACCGGCCGCAGCGGATCCGCTGCGACAGCATCGCCATCCGATTGTCCCAGCGATGCACGAAGAACTTCCGGTCGAGCCACTTGCCGTCGATCACCGCGCGTCGATCGCAGCCGCTACAGCCGACGGCGAGGTTCGCCCCCTTTCGCGCGGCATCACTCCACGTCTCAAATCGAGAGTTCGCACTCATGGCGGGCGTCGTGGCACATTTGGAACATAGCGCGAACAGGCTATATCGGTTGCTAACGATTCGCCCACAGGAGATTGCCGTGACCGCTCAATCCAACCGCTATGCGCCCAAGAGCGAGCCGTTCGGCCGTTGGCTGCTCGTCCAGCGCAGCCGCGGAGACTGGATCGACGGCCTCGCCGATGCCGCCCGGGCAGACCGCGCCTTCCCAAAGGATGGCGACGTCGAGGCCGTCCGCCTGCGCATGGGTCAGCTGGGGGCCGACCCGGACATGCTCGAGGCGCTCGAGGATGCCGAGATGGACTGGCTTTCGCTATGAGGATCGTGACCTCGGCCGAAGCGCGCGCCAATCTCGACGCCGCCGCCCGGGCGCTCGATTGCAGCCACACGATGTGCTCGCGCGCTATCGGCCGAGGTGATGGTTACATCGGCCGGCATATCCGCGAGGGCGTCCCTGCCCTGCTGTCCGACCGGGACGCTCGAACCATCGCGGACTTCCTCGGCACCGATGCCCGCCTCTTCGGCGTGATCATGCCTCCTAAGGTCAAGAGCGCGCCGGCTCTGCCATGGTGGCGCGAGCCGATGCCCCTGTAATGACAAAATAGCCGCCAATAGTTTCATTGGTGCCAGACTGTATCGGCCTTTCCATGTTTATTAAGTGTCGAAGAATCCATTTGCCTATAGTTTGTTGAAGGAGTTTATTCAGCCTAACGACTCGGAGAAGCGCCTGTGCAAAGCATCCCGCCTTGTCCAACCTGCGGCGTCAGAAAGGTCAAACGCTACGGGCACCGAACGTATCGCCGGGATAGTATCGAGCATGCGAAAGGCTGGAAGCGAACCGCTCTCACTATCCTCTTCGACGTTTGGAAGCCTGGGACAAACGAGGCCGCATTCGAGTTCGTCGGGTGCGTGGACTGCGGCCTGATGATCTACGAGCCACGACCATCCGATGCCGAAATTTCAGAGAAATATGCGTTCATCGGTGGCATGGGGGACGCCACGCCGAGTAAGTCCGAGGACCTTGAGCGAACGGCATTGCGCGCTCGCAGAGTGTATAAAATGCTGTCTAAGCATATGCCGCACGGCGCCACTCGCGTGATGGATTTCGGTGGCGGAGACGGCCGCCTATTAAAAGAATTTGTAGAACGCGATTTTGTTTGCGCCCTAGTAGACTATGCCGATCGCCCGATCGCCGGCGTGACCAAGATCGCGACTACAGAAAAGGACATTCCGGTTGATCAGACATTTGACGCGATCGTGTGCAGCCACGTCGTTGAGCACCTCGGCTCGCCGCTGCAGTGCTTAATGGAGCTGCGTCGGTCTCTAGCCGATGACGGCGCGATGTACGTAGAGGTCCCCTATGAAGTGTTTGATCAGCTGCCGGCGGAATCAGAGCCGGTGACGCACGTCAATTTTTTCACGCCGGAAAGCCTGACAAACCTCCTGCAAGAGGCCGGCTACGAGGTCGTTCGTTGCAATATCGACCTGTATCCCCACCCGCAGGGCCACTGGAGTTTATGCGTCGGCGCGATTGCGCGACATGGCCGCGGCCAGAAGATACGGCGCAAAAATGGCATCGCGGGTCTTGATAGGGCGTTGAAGCCATCGACAGGACGGCGATTGGCCGTGCGGCTCGCTCGACGTTTTTATCCTAGCGTGGCGAAGATCAGATATGGGGCCTAAGCTGAGGTGATTATCTCGATTGTTGTTGTTACCGACCCGCCAGCTGGCAAATCTGCACACGGGATAACTAGCTGCACGACCTCATCTGCCGTCTTCGAGTGACCGAGGGGGCGCGCTCTGCCGATGACGGAGGCAGTGTTGTATGCGGTGATTGCTACATAAGCGCTGGCGGCATCAGTGCGCAGCGTGATCTTGCCGCCGCCGTCGAGCGTGCTTTCGACCGCACCCGGCGCGATGACCTTGTTCGTCGTCAGATATCGGTCGGACTGGTCAGGATCGAAAGCCCGGGCGTAGCGCAAGCCAGTAATCGCCTTCCCGCTGCGGTTGGACAGCGTCACCGCGAAGACGAGCCGGTCGCCATCGAGCGTCACCACCTGATCGATGTGCAGTCCATTGAAGGAGCCCTGCCAGTGCGTCGGATCGACGAAGGCGCCCTTGATCTGAGAGAAGCCGGTGAGCTGCATGTTGGCCGCGCGCGCACCGCTCGCCTCGATAACGAACCCCTCGATCGCACGGCCCTGAAGGATCGCGTCGTCGAGCGGCGGACGGTAGAGGCCGACGCGCTTCAAGCCGGTCGCCGTGTCGGTGCGAAAGCCCTCAGGGGCCGCGTAGACCGTGCCGATGCCTCCGAACGCATTGAACCCAACCGTCAGCGTGTCGGATTGCAGGAAGGCTTCCCCGTTCGCCAGCGTGGCCGTTCCGGGCGTTGCAGGCGGCGGGGGCGGCGGAGGTGCAGGCGGCGGCGGGGGCGCGACAACAGGCGTGTAGCCCTTGGGCCAGTAGATGTACTCGCCGGCCGCGTTCTGGCCCTGATAAAACGCCTCGCTGACGCCGTACTTCTTGCGGTTGAGCGTGCCGAAGATGATTCGGCCGTCGCCGTCTCGGTCGTCGAAAGGCTCGGCCACGATGATCGGTGAGAGTGCCATTGGCGTTGCTCCTAGACGTTCGACACGTTGACGCGCTGGCTGCCGACCAGCACCTCGCCGACAGCAGTGATGGTTGGTTCGACGGGAAGGCCGTTGTTGTCCTTCAGCATGTCGGCTTGCGGCAGCGTTCGCGTGCCGGGCTGATGGGCGATCGTGTATGCCTTGGCTGGGTCACGCGCAAAGGGGACCATGACCGCAGTCGCCGACGGCTTGGTGACCGGGCCGGTCAGCGGCACGATCGCCCGCGTCTCATCTCGAACCACAAAGCCCGAATAGCCGTTCGTCGGCTGCGCATTCAGGTCGTTGCCCGACGAATGCTGGACCGTGACCTCAGCACCGCCCGGGACGAACGTCGCGGTCGTGATGCGCGGCATGAACCGCTGCCCCGCCAAGATGCTCTGATACGCCCCTGCGATGCGCCGCCCGAGTTCTTCGTGGCCGAACTGCGTCAAGTGGATGTCGCCGCTGACCAGCGGCAGATCCATGACGCCGACATAGCGGCCTTGCGGCACAGATCGCGACCAGGCGATCTCCGCGCCTCGCGTCATCGTCGGGCGGGTGTTACCGTCCGGGGACGCTTCGTTCGAGGCATCGGCGACGCGGTTGTTCGTACCCATGACGATGACCGGCACATCCGGGCGACCGATCAGCGTCAGGAACTTCTGGAAGACCTTCTGGATCTTGGTCTGATGCAGGTTGCGGCTGCGCACGACGCTGGCCTGCGCGCTGTCATAGGGCTTGAACGTGTCGTTCGCGCCCGCACCGAACAATCCAAGATCGGGCTTAGCGGCGGTAGTGGCGAAGGTGTTGATCGTGAGCTGGAACGGGCGGTTGCTGGCGACGGGCGTGCCCGGCGCCGCGTCGGCGTCGCCCTCCCAGTTCGCAAGCACCGTGCCGCCGATCCCGGTGTTGACGACGATGGTTGGCTCGCCGGTGATCGGGGACAGCGCGGCGTGGAGCGCGCGATAGCCCGCACCGAACTGACCGTTGGCTCGCCACAGCGGGCTGAGGTTCGCGTTGAGCAGCGCCATGTTGCTCGCAGAGCCGACGTCTTCCTCGCCCATCCGCACGCCAGTCGACGACGACGCGAAGTTCCAGACAACGAACCCGACCATGAAGTCGATGCCACCGTTGATCGTATGCAGCACGGTCCCGCCTGCATCGCGGACCTCGTACTGCATCGTGTACGGCCCGCCGGCCGGGATGTTCGTCACCGAACCGCCGGTGAAGCTGAGACCCGAGAATGCCGCGCCGGTATTGGTGAGCGCCTTGGCCGTGGTGCCGTCAGCCACGCGAAGGACGCGGGCGTGCAGGCTGGCAGGGGTGCCGGTGATGTTGGCGAGCGTGCCCGCTACGGGATAGGTCGCGGCACGCGCGGACAGCCCCCGGATCGAGTCCTGGTTGTCGATCGTGATGACCGGCACGGCAACGGGCTGCGGCCACGACGCGACCAGCGCGGCGTGATCGGCATCAAAGTCGGCATCGCTCTGCGCGATGCTGTAGAAAGCGACCTCGCCAACGATGATCCCCGCGCCAACGTTCGTCGCGAGTGTGCTCATTGCGGTGATCGAAGCGGTGTTACGCGCCGCGCCCGTCGCAACCTTCACCCCGTTGCGCCAAACGTCGAGCGTCACACCGTTATTGCGGATTGAGACGACCTCACGCGTCAACGTCGGCGCGTTGCCGATGTTGACGTTCATCGCCGCTTCGCCGCTGCCTGCGCGCTTGTCGGCAACAGTTGCGACGCCCACCGCCGCGCGCAGCGATACGTCGCTGTTCCCGCTGCCGGTCGCCTTCCACGGACGCTGGTTCGTGCCGTTCGCGACCGTCTGAAGGTAATAGACGATGTGGGAGGTTTCGGGCAGGTCGCTGCCCGTCAGGTAGCCCGCGGCGCCGTCGAACACCATTGATCCGGTCGAGGTCGAAAGGACCGCGAACTTCTCGCCGATCTTCGCAACCTGCATCCCGGTTCCGGGTGTAATGTTCTCGCCGCCAAGCGCCGTTGCGCCGAGGATGGTCTGGCCGACTGCCGTTGCCGGCGTCGTCTTTCCGGCGTCGGTGAACAGCCGCGAGAGGTCGCTGTAATCGGCCTGCCGAACGCGGCCGGTTGTGCTGAGCGTCGTCATCAGAAGTCACTCCCGACCAGCAGGCGACCGCCTGACGCGGTGAAGAACTGCGAGGTGTAGCCGTCGCCGGTCAGCGGGCGGTCGGCGTATGCAGGCGAGCCGACCGAGCCGGAGAACGCGCCCGCGTCGGTGCCAGCGGGTGCGCCTGCGTAGATCGTCGGCGTCGGTGTCGGCGTGGGGGTGCCACCGCCGATAGGGCGACGCACACTAGCCGCGAGCGCGAATTGCTCGGCGATCGCGGCGACGGCGCTCGGCAACATCACTCGCACCATGCGCGGCACGACGCCGACCTGAAGGGTCATCTCCACCGGATCGCCTGCGGCAAGTGGCCCGCCAGCCGACAGTTCAGCAAAATCGCGCTGATCGACCGGAGCGGCAACGCCAGCGCGTACCGCGGCAGATGCGATCCGATCGTCAACAGTCAGACGACGGGGCGCGGCATCTGGCAGACGCGGATCCCATAGGAGGATTTGCTTCATGTCGGTCCTTTCAGCGTTCACTTGGGCCAAGCGTCGACGGCGAGCTGGCGGCGGGCATCACATGCGGCGAGGTCGATCCGCCCCTGCCGGATCGCGGCTTCGGCCTGGGCGCTGGTCGCGCCGCCGTCGGCCTGCCGCTCAACGGGGGTCGGCAGGCATCGCGCCTTCGCCTGCACGGGCGGCGGCGGGATCTGCGGCAAGGAGGGCGGCGTCGAGATCGTCGATCCCGCGCACGCGGTCAGCGCCAAGGCACACAGCCCGGCCGGCATCAGTCTGAGCATATTCCCTCACGGTGTTGGTGGAGCGGACGATGATCGGCTCGCGGGCGGACAGGCGGTCGGCAAAGGCGGTCGCCGCCTGGGCGGTCTGGACGGCGTAGCGCCGCTCGGCGTCGAGCTTCGCCTGCTCGGCCTTGCGCACCGCCTCGGTCCATACCTGCCGCTCGTTGGCGAGCGTCTGCCTTACATCGGCAAGGCGCTCGCGCGTGAGCAGCACGGCCGCGACCATCGCGGCCAGCGGGATGGCCCACCAAAAGCGGCGGAGCAGCCCGCCGGCGGCCGCCCACGTCACGCCTCGGTACTCGACAGTGGCTTGCCGCTGGTGGCGAGGCGCACCGGCGCGCCGATCACCGGCACCCCCTTGGGCCAGCGCGAGGCGACGAGCCGCGCCTTGGCGATGCGCGTCACCGTCACGCTGTCGCCCTGATTGCCGCCGAGCACGTGATAGGCGGCCGTGTCTTCGCCCACGTAGAAGCCGACATGGCCACCGCCGGGCCGTTCAAAGACGAGGATGGCGCCCGGCGCGAGGCGATCGCGGGCGAGGTTGCTCCCCCACGTCGCCCAGGCGCTGGCACGAACCGCGACCCGCATCCGGTGCAAGCCATCGGCGGCGAGATCGAACCCAGCGTCGGACAGGCACCACGCGACGAAGAGCCCGCACCACGGCACGCTGTCGGCGTTGTAGGCGATCCCCAGAACCTTCACGCCGAGCCGTTTCGCCCAGCCAAGGATCGTCGGATTGTTGGCGACGCCCGGCGCTTCACGCGTGCCAAGCTTCGCCCGCGCGGCCGTCAGCCACGCCGGCTCGGTCGTCATGATCGTTCCTTTCGTTGGATCAGGGCGGGTTCGGCGGTCCCGCCAGTGCTTTCAGCATCGCCTGCGCCCCGGTGCGGATGGCTGCGCCGACTTGCCCCTTGGCCATGCTGATGATGCCGATGCCGATCGCGGCGATGCCGATGCCGGTCACCCCGGCGGCGAGCAGGCCCAGCTCGTGCGCCTGCGTCCACAGCGCCGCCACGAGCGCGCATAGGGTCGAGATCAGGACGTCGAGCAGAATCTGCCGCCGCCCCTTGGTCTGGAGAAACACGATCGCGCGGGTGATCGCGACCGCGATGATGGAGATGAAGACAGGGCCGGGCTGATAGGGATAGCCGAGGAAATCCCAGGTGACCGGCTGCGTCGCTACGGGGATCGTGGCCGCCGCCCCCGCCGCGGCCAAGAGCCTCACCGGAGGCATACCGCGATCAGCGCTGCCGCAAAGCTCAGGGCTAGAACCACAAGCGCACGCAACATCACTGGCCAGCGCGACCACATGTCGACCGGCATGGGGGCCTTGCGCAGCTGGTGCTCGAGGCCGGGCTCGCCCAGCACGACCAGCGACATCCAGACCATGCCGCACATCACTGCGATCGGATCGAGCCAGCGCTTGGCCATCAGCGCGCGCGCGACGATGTCCGGGGTCTTCTGGTCCCAGCTCCACAGGTGCAGCGCTTCGGCCCCGCATCGCAGTGTCAGGCCGATGCCGGCAAACAGCGTGATCGCCCGATAAACCGACACCGGGTCGAGCGGGTGATCGAAAAGCCGCTGTTGCCAAATCCTCGACCCCTGCCGCCCCACCATCATGACGCCGATGAAGAAGGCGCCAGTCATGAGGAACAGGTTGAAAAGAAAGAGGCTGGGATCGTTGTTGAAGCTCGCCGGGGCGAAGGACGGCGGTGAATTGATGACCGCCTGTGCAGCTATGCTGTTGGCGGCGCTCATAGAAATATGCGGGTGTCACGTGGCGCCGAAGCGACGCCGGCCAAACGAATAACGTCTGTCACGCTGATCTCCATTAGTAGAATGGACCAAGGGACTGTGGTACTTATCGAGTCGTCGAACAGGACACCCCTTGGGCGGTGCACCGCCCAGTTTTAGCCTGTGACGAATGGCGCGAGCGTCGCGTATTGGCCGGTGTCCGGCCCTGTCACGTAATTCGGCGGGTTGAGGCGGAAGATGTAATCCCGCCCCCAAAAGCGTCCGCCGCGCCAAGCGGTAGTGACCGAACGGACATTCCGGTCATAACCTTCTCCGATTGTTAACCAATGACGAGCTACAGAGAGGTGTCTCCATCGGACCTGTCAGCGTCTCCGGTGCGGCGGCTGCTCCCCCCCTCTCCATGGAGCCGCCGCACCCCTACTGAAGGTACGGTGCGAGCATCGCGAACTGTCCGCTGTCCGGCCCTGTCAGGTAATTCAGCGGGTCGAGGCGGAAGATGTAATCCCGCCATCGGAGCGCTCGTCGCTTTTACGGGGTCGCGGTCATCACCCGCATATTAACCGCGACAAGTCAGCGATGTCTTTTTGCAAACGGCGGCGGCACGGACTGCGAAATTACGATGACCTTGGCGGCTAGGGTGGCGGTCGAAGCGTCCACATCAGTGCGCCGTCGTCATACCGACAGCCGGGTTTAGGGACGGCACGGTTCGAACGGCGTCTCGCTGCTGTTCGTCGGCAGGATCGCAGACCGGAGGTCGTGACAGCGAGCGACCAACCACAGGACCCCAACCGCCGCACCGAAACCCGCTCGCTTCATCGCTCACGTCTTTCGTGTTGACTTGCTATCGGACGCGAGGGTTAATTGTAAAAAAATGACATCGATGGAGAGATGACGTTGCAGGTGATTATAGGTTCGAACGGCGATCGGCCGATGCGTGGCATATTGGTCGCCATGCCGATTTCAGCTCTTATCTGGGGCGCAATTCTCGTTCCGCTCTTCACCTGATTCGTTGAGCCATTAACCCGCCGCAATCACCGATGCGGCGGCGGGGCGTTGGAGGCCACTAGAGCAGCGTTGAAGTTCGCAGCGCTTTTTTGCTCGCACGCTTTCTTGCCCCGTTGGGCATCGAGTTGTGGCAATTTCCACAATGATGCCGCGTCAGGCGACAAGGTATGGCGTTAGCATCTCGAACTGCCCACTGTTCGGCCCGGTCGCGTAATTCAGCGGGTCGAGGCGGAAAATGTAATCCCGTCCCCAGAAGCGTCCGCCGCCCCAGGCGGTGACGCCAATCCATTCGGGGTTGTCCCGGATGTAGCTGTAGACCTGCGCCATGATCGGGCCGCAGGTGGCTTGGTCGGCGCGCGCCGGATCGCCGCCCGCCACCTCACCGAGGAACAGCTTGAACCCGCGCTCGCGCGCCCAGGCGGTGATCGCGATCAGGCGCGAGGATCCGGTGACACACAGGCCGCTCGTGCCGCTAGCGTCGGCGTCGACATAGCTGTGCGGCGAGAAGGCGAAGTTGCCCGCGGGATCGTAGAACCGGTCGAACGCCGCCGCCTGGCCGAGCGAGACCCAGAACTGCGCCGATGAATAGCGCTGGCCTTCGACGAGGATCAGGTTGGCCGCATCGGTCCGCGCGCGGATCGCGTTGGTCACGCACTGCATGACATCAGCCACGCGGCCGGCGTTCTGCCGATCGCCGCTCGGCTCGTTCATGATGTCGAACCAGACCGCGCGGCTCGCGTAGCGATTGGCGAGCCGCTCCCACAGGTCGACCAGCGCCGCGGTCGGCGCTGCCGGGTTGTCGTAGGCGACTTTCCCGGCGTCCTTTCGGCTCATGTAATTGTGGACATCAAGGATGACCGTCCCGCCCAGCCCCTCCCAATAGTCGATCACGCCATCAGTGCGGCCGATATCGTCGTTCGCGCCGCCCAGCGGCCCGTACAGGTCGGGCTGGATGCGCTCCCACTTCACCGGCAGGCGGATGATGCGGACGCCCTTCGCCCAGTAATAATCCATCTCGGTCTGGCCGGCGTAGACGTAGTGCGTGCCCAGCGTGCCGGGGATCTGCGCGGGCGTGAACTCGGCGCCGGCCAGGTTGACGCCGAACTGCTTGGCCGGGGTCGCCGCGACGACGGGCGGCGTCAGATAGGCGCATGCATCCGAGATGACGATCGGCGACGTACCTTCAGGGTCGCTGATCCGCAGCACATGCTTGCCGGCGCCCGACAGCGGCACCGTGAAGATGATCTCGCCGCCATCCGCCGCGATAAGCCGCCCGCCAGTCATCGTCGCTGCCGCGCCCAGCGCCGCCGCGATCGCCGCGTCGAAGCCCGCCGGCGCGCCGGTCGAGGCGAAGGCGACGCTGTCGCCCGCGGCACCGATGGGCACGTGGATCGCATAGGTGACGACGCCGCCGGCGACGGTCGCGCGCAGCTCCCAGTATCGCGGCGGGCGGGCCTTGATCGTGAAGCTGAGGTTGAGGCTGCTGGTCTGCGTCGTGATGTACGGCCGCCACCGGCTCGCGTCGGTCGGCGCGTTGCCGCTCGACGCCGTCTCGCTCGTGTAGATGTAGCGCCCGCCGTCAACGAGATAGGTAACCCAGTCGCCTTGCCGGTAGGCGGTGCCGCTCGCCCAATCGCCGCGCGCGCGCACTTCGTCGAACTCGGCCGCATCGCCTTCGGCGGTCAACTGCGAGATGATGAACAGCTCGCGCGAGCCTTCCTCGGGACCGTTGGCGAGCAGCGTGAAGTCGATCGTCACCGGGGTCGCGTCGTCATACCGCTCGGTGAAGGTGATCTCGCAACCGTCGTAATAGTCGGCCGGGTTGGCCGGGTCATAGCGCGGCAGGAAGACGTCGCACCCCGCCGCTTCGCCCGCATCCTTGAAACCCGGCCGAAACGACGGCGACAGCGCGCGGCGGCCGTCGCCGGCGGGGTAGAGCTTCAGCTTGGTGCCGGGGATGATGTTCGCGGTCTCGATTACCACGCGGAAGCTGTCGCCATCGAACAGGCTTGTCTGGCCGGTCGGCAGGCGCAGCGCGAGGCGCGGCGTGCCGGTCGGCGTTCTCGATGTGTCGAGCACGCGCACGAGGTTGCCGCTAAGGATCTGGCCGGTGCCGTTCTTCTCGCGCTCGGGCGTCCCCGCCGCGCCCTGGTTGGCGAGGAGGAATTGCATCTCGCGATAGCCGGGCGACCCGTCGGGGTTGGTCGCGTTGGTGCGGCGGTTTCGGCGGCTGCGGTTCGTAAACCGCATGATCTGCCCCTGATATCCGCCGCCGATCGTCAGCAGGCCCGACAGCGTGCCCTGCGCCGGCGGCGTCGTGCCGCTCGTCAGGCGGCGATAGGTGCAGCCGTAGCGGGCGAGCTCCTCGGCGATGACATCGTGCCAGGACCGCTCCCAGTTGCCCGTCGAGGCGAGCGACCCGCCGCCCGTCATCCAGAGCATGATCTGCGCGCCCGCCAGCGCATTGTTGACGACGAGAGACAGCGTCACTTCGTCGCCCTCGCTCGTCAGCAGCGGCGTGTCGCGCCGCATGATCCAGCGCGGCAGATGCTTCTTGTTCGGCTGCACCGCGCCAAGGATTGCCGGAATGACGGTCACTGGACGATGTCGCCGGCCAGCACCATCGTCGACCGGAACGACGAGGTGCGCTCGGTGCAGATGACCGAGGCAACCGCATATTGATCGGCAAGCCGGAAGACATTGCCGCGGGAGCGCAGGAACCCGCTCTCGCCGCTGCTGTTCGTCCCGATCGTCACCGTGACGCGCGGCCCGCCGCTGCCCTGCTGGATCAGCAGGCAGGACCATCCAGGCGCCACCCCGCCCGGCAGCTGCACGCTGATGTTCGACGTGCCGGTGACGCCCGCCAGTAGCAGCGTCTTGCCACTGTGCTCCGGCCCTAGGACGATGGTGTTACCGGTCGTGAGCGCGATCCGCTCGAAGCGCAGCAGGCTTGCGTCGAACGCCGACTGCGTCGGGCACGGCACCAGCGTCGTCGTGCCCGCGCCGGTTGGCAGCGGATAGCGGCCATCGCCGTTCGGCCCGCCGCCCGCGATCCCGCTCGACCACGCGGCCAGCATCGCCGTGAAGGCGTCTTGCCGCTCGAGAAACTCGAGCAGCTGCGCCGCAACTTCGTCGTTCTCAATCGGCATAGGTCCCCCAAGCCTCCCAATCGAAGCCGTCGATCGTGCGGTTGTCCGAGGTGGCCGACTGCGCCTTGAAGGTCGCGCCGGCGACGTCGCGATCGCCGGTCGACTGCATCCAGGCGTCCTTGAAGCTCGAATTGTCGGCGTTGAAGGCGATCGCCGACACGCCCATCAACGCCGCGAACGGCACCGGGAAGTTGATCCGCACCGCCGCCTCGTTCGTCAGTTGCTGGCGATACTGGCCCCACTGGCGGATGTAGCCGCCGGGAAACTTTTGAAAGCCCGCGGCCGGGTTGAGCTGGCTGTACGTCCCGGCGAAGAGCGGGACGAGCGTCTCATAGGCAAGCGTTGTGACCGTGACCGTGCCGTCAGGCGTGATTCGGAAGGGCGTGATCGGCTGACCGCCATTCGGGTTCACTACCCGAAAGTTCTCAGCGTAGATCACATAGTCGCTGCGCTCGCCGGTGAGCGTGTTGACCGTGCCGGTAATGTTGCCATCGAGGTCGAGGATGTTGACCGACCGCAGCGTCACGCCGCTAGGGTCGAACAGGATCTCCTGCATGTCGGTGATGTCGGCGCGGTGTCCGTCGACCTCGGCGGTCAGCGCCGTTAGGCTGCGCGAGGCGAAGCCCGCGCCCGTGATCTCAATCGAATCGCCGTTGAGCACCCACCCGTTGTCGGCGCCGTTGCGCGCGCCGAGGTAGGCGAAGTTCTGCGCGAAGACCGCGTTCGCGGCCTCCGACGCTGCCTTCACCTCGCCGATCACCACGCCGACCTGCTTGCCGTCGAGCACCGTCCGCGCATCGATCAGCGCGGTCAGCGCGTCGCCGCGCAGGATCTGGCCGAGAATGTTGAGACCATTCAGGTCCGCAAGCCGGTTGACCTCCTCCGCCAGGCGATCACCGACATAGGAGCCGTTAGGACTGCCGTTGGTGGCACCCGGCTCGGCGGGCTTGAGATCATCGATCGGCGTCCCGTCGGGATAGGTCACCACGCTGCCGGATGTCTCGACGGGTCCGAGAACCAGCCGCCGCGACAGCGATCCTCGAACGCGATACCGAATGCCGACCTCGTACTGGGTTCGATCGAGCACCCCTAGAATGTCGCGACGACGAACGGTCGCAGGCTCGATGCTCGCGCCGGTCCAGTTCACATCTTCAGCTGCACCTGCGATGTAGGGCCGGTAGTCGAAGACGACCGCGTCGAGCGCCCGGTCATCCGCGGCGCCCGTGATAACGAGGGCGGGGACTTCCAGGCTATCGCGCGACAGAGTTGCGCCGACGAGTTGCCAATCGGCCGAGGAAGGAGCGGAGAGGTCTACGCCCGGATTCGACAGGTCGGGCGTACGTGGCGGGACGCCGGAACGCCCTAGAGCAAATGAATGCTTCTCCGCCGTCTCGCTACGGCAGACGAGTGTCACGGCCATAGAGGCCGCATCGATCTCGCGCTCTCGCAGGATCACATCGCGGCCGATGAGGTTCGCCTCGGGAATATCGATCGTCAGGCAATCGCCCGGCCGATAGCCGAGCGCGTAGATCTTCGCGGTGATCGAGATGCCGTCGAGTTCGCGATCGTTGAGCATCGCGTAGAGCGCCAGTTCCGCGCCTTGGTCGGCTTGCTGAACGAGCGGGAAGTCGAGTTCGCGAGGGCGGCTTGCGCCGTCCAACGCAACATATTCAGGCACCGATACCGGATCGAGCGGGGTCATTTCCCAGCCTTGCGCTTCAAGCCGGACTTTGGGGATGATGGTGTTGCGTCGGATGCGGCTCGCCGCGGTCGCCGGCACGTCGACCGGGCCGCAGACGTCGTTTGAGGTCACCGTGCCGATCGACACGCGGGGCGCCGAGAAGATCGCCGCCAGCCGCGCGCCGACTGGCACGCACTCGCCGCCGCCCGCCTGGGCGATCATGCGGAGCACGTCCCAGCTGTTATCGGCCTCCGTGAACACGGTGCCGCCAACCTTCCAGCCATTCGCATCGCAGACGTTGGCCCATTCGGCGAAGGTCGCCATATCGATGCCCGAAGCGGCCAGCCCGCCCCCGGCGACCAGAACATCGTTCTGATATCGGCCGAACGCCCAGGTCACTGCATGGCAGGCGGGGTTCTCCGAATAGACATAGGTCTCCTCGTCGCCGAGACGACAGGCGCCCGAGCCACCGGGATAGGTGCTGTCCTGCCGGGGGTCGTAGACGAGCACGCCTTCGACCACGCGACCGCGGACTGGAACGCCGGTCGGGAAGACCTTGCCCTCCTTGTCCCACTTCAGCGTCCATAGATCGGCGGCGAGGCCTGAGAGCTTCGATGTCGGGTCCCAGCCGGGAATGGCACCAGCCGGACCGGCGAGCGCACGGGCCTCAGGCGTCGCGCCGATCTGCGTGTCGAGCCACATGTAACCGGCGTATGCGCCGAGCGCCGCCGTTCCGGACAGCGCCACGGCCGTCAGCTTGTCGATCAGCAGCGGCCCGACCGACTTGACCGGGCCCAGCGACAGGATGCTGACCCAGCTCTCGTAGACGTTCTTTGCACCGTAATACTGGCGGTGCGCGACCCGGCCGCCGACCAGCGTTCGACCCATGGTGTACGGGATGCCGCTCTGCTTCTCGATCGTGAACTTGGTCGGGTTTCCGGCGACGGTTCCTGGTGGTGGGCGTCCAGCAAGTGACGCGGCGCCAAGGCTCATCAAGCTTGCTGCTACACCGGCAATAGTTCCGATGGTCGTAAGCGTCGCGGCCGTCAGCCCTATGGCGCCGACGCCAATCGCGCCGACTCCAGTGGCAACCAATGCCACGGCGCCGACGATGAGAGCAGCGGTTTTCAGGGCTTTTGCCAAGAGCATATCCTATCGTAGGATCGAAGTCCGTCATTCGGCGGAAGGGGGACTGCAAATGGTGAAAGGCAAAGCGGCGCTGATCGGCGCAGTGCTGTTGAGCGGCTGCGCATCGACCAACGAGGTCATGCAGATGGCGCCAACTCAGGTCTTCAAATCCGACAAGTCGGCGGACGAAGTCTCGTTTTGCTTGGCCAATCGGAACAACACCGTGCCGATGCCCCGCGACGACGGCTCCAGAGTCGTCCTGGTCAAGAACGGATATGGGGCGGTGTCGCTCGCCTTCGCCGTTTTCCCCGAAGGTACGGGAAGCCGGATCGAGTATCGTAAGAAGTTTGGAACGATTGGCGGCGCTTGGAAGCGGTGCGTGGGCATTAAGCCGGACAAGGACTGATACCAATCAACGGCCGGGTTTCACGCCTAGCGACACCCTCCAAGCTGCGACGTATTGGGACGGTTGCAGGACTTCGAGGCCAATTGTGTCCTGATGAAATCCGGCCACCCGGCCGTTGGACATGGCAACAGTTAGACAGCCGATACCCATATCGTCGGGGAGCGCTACAATATCGCCAGGCAGCGCAGCAGCAGGCGCGATGCGATCGAACCCCGCGCCGTCCATCGCCTCGACTAGGGTCGAGAAACCGCGATTTTTGAGCGCCTTCAGCGCAGACCGAGCGGTGGCATAGCTCCCCGCGGGTGGCAGCTTCACGCGGTGCCCCATGCGGCGCAGGTGCGACGCCGCGACCCGCACGCAATCGGCACGGCCGAGTTTGAAGGGTTTGCCCTTCCACTGGTCCAGCGTCGCCTGCGCAGCGGCCACGCGCGCGATCATCTCGTTCATCAGAACTCTCTCTCGAAGCGGCCTTCGGACAGCCGCGCACCTCCGCCTCCGCCACCCCCATAGGAAACGCCGCTGGGTGGGTTCTCCACCCCCCAGAACGACGTCTTTTCGATCCCGCTCATGTTGGCGAGGCCGGTTTCCCCGGGCCACACAAGCTTGTGCCAGGCGTCTGACAGGCGCGCGCCGCGTTCCTGATCGTGAAATCGCTCGAGGGCGGATACGCAGCGCCATTCGACCGTGCGGCTGCCCTTGCCGATACGGAGCCGGGCGACATCTAGCTCGCCGGCGAAAAGCTGCAGCGGCTCGGGGATCAGCATGCCGGTCGAACGATCGACGACGCCGAGAAAGGCACTGACCTCACTGCCTTGCGCGCTCGCCAGCGTCAGGTCTTCTACAGCTACCTCGCTCGGTGGTGCGAACGTCAGATCCCAGTCGGGCGCTTCGTCCAAAGCACCGTCGCGAAGGTCACCAGTAGAAACGAGCGCGCCGAACCGAGGGTCGCGGCCGGAAAACGTGCGCGTGGTCGATCCGTCGAACCATGCCACCTCGCCCGCGCCGACCAGATGCCGAAGGGTGTAACCCGGCAGCTTGATCTCGACGAGCGGCGCGATCGGGAAGGTGCCGGCGCGCAGCGCCGACGCCATTTGGGGCGTGAGCCGAAAGGTCATTGCCGCTCGCGGATGCTGAAGCCGAGGGGATCGGTGCGATTGCGTGTCCATGCGGCGCCGGCGTCGAAGCCGCTCAGCTTGCCTTCGATCTTCGGATCGACAAGCTCAACCATCTCCCCGTCGACCGTCAAAAAGCGTAGCATCGGCCAGATCGACAGCGAAACCGTGCCGCCACTGCTGACCGTGGCAGCCGCTCGCGTCATATAGACCTGACGCCGACCGGCATGGATGACGCTGAAGTAGAAGCTCGCTGGAATCACCTGGCCTGCGACGAGGCCGCGAATGGCGAGGCTTGTCCCACCCTGGCCGTTTCCGCTGACCACGCCGTTTGACGCTCCAGCGCTGACGCCCGGCTGACCGATCGAGATAATGGCGTCGTCCGTTGTCGCAGCGGTCAGCGCGGCGATCAGCGTGCGCGAAGCGTCATCCTGACGCAGCTGCGCGGTTTTGATGTCGATCGCGAACCGGTCGCCCATGCGTGGGACGGGCAGGTCGACGCCGCCCAAGACGCCTTCCTGCTCGCCGCTGAACAGCACCGGGCGAAGCGCCGCGCTGGCGATGCGTTGACGGGGGATCGTGACGCTCACCAGCGTCGCCCGAGCCGCCGTGCGGACCGCATTGAGGCGTTGTTCGTGGCCATTTCGGCGCCGCCCGCCGCGCCCCGCGCCGCGCCGATCGCTGCGGCCTCCTGCGCCATGGGAGCGGCGATCGTGCGGACGCGCACGTCGAAAAGCTCGTTCGGCACCACCTCGACCTGCACCTTGCTCGCGCTCTCGTTCATCATGCGGCGTGTGGCAGCGGCGGAGGTGACGCGCGTCCCAGTCGGCAGCGATGCGATCTCGGGACCGTGTTCGCCGACCAGCGCAGCGCCGCCGGACCAGTATTCGGTCCCCGACGCCAGCCCCAGCATATTGCGGATCTCGCCGGAGCGCGCCATCGGCGTCGACGGCCCGCCGCTGACGCCGCCGATCACCTTGGCGATGTTGCTGAAGATCGAACCAAGCGTCGGTGCGTCGCTGTTGCCGTTGAGCAGGTTGCGGATCGGGTTCAGCAGCGCAAGCTTCAGGAACTCGGTCTTCAGCATCGACAGGATGCGCTTTCCGCCTTCCCCCCAATCCTCCCAGGTCTGCGGCGACAGCACGGTCTCAACGAAGTCCATGCCGAACTGGCGCGCCTCATCGAGCGCGGCAGCGGTGCGGCGAATCTCGTCGTTCAGCTGGGCCTGGCCTTCGACGGTCTGGAGGATAGCGTCGAGGTCGGCGGTGGCCATATCGGGGAAGCGCCGGCGAAGATCGAGCGCGATACGCAGCTTTTCGAGTTCGAGCTCCCGCGCGTTGTCGTTGGCCGCAACGAGGGCGCGCTCGCGCGTGAGCAGCGTCATACGATCGCTCTGATCGGCGAGATAGTCGCGCGCATAGTCCGCCGCCTTCTGCCGGTCTTCGGCCGTCCTGTTTTCGGCATCGGTATTCGCGTCGTACGCCCCGCGGTCATCGCCTGCGCCATCTGGCGCGATGTGCCCGCCGCTCGACCGTTCGCCACCATCACCGCATCTAGCGCCTGCTTCTCATGCTGGAGCTTTGCGACATACTGGTCGAGCGACAGGACGCCGCCGCTGACGAGCGCGCGGGCCTCGGACATCTCCGCATTGAAGCGGTCCTGCGCGGCGGCGACCGGATCGATCGCCAGCATCAGCGCGCGGGCGCGTGCCTCCATCTGCGCATAAGCGGAGGAGAAGACCGCGGCCGAACTCTCGGCGCTCTTGCCGATCTGGTCGCGTACACCCGCGGCCATGTCGAGCTTCGTGGGGTTGAGCCCCGGCAGGAGCGCCGACAGCTTGGCCGCCTGGCGCTGCGCGAACTCCATCGCCTGATCGGCGTCGCGGCCGGCTTTCACGGCCGCGCGGGCGACGCGGTTAAACGCGGCATCGCCGGTCGTACCGATGCTGTCGAGGTCGGCGACGACCTGCGCCTTGCCCGTTGTGCCGAGGCGGATAGCGATTTGACGCGCCATTATGCCTCCCCCTCGTCATCCGGCGCATCGCCGTTCAGGTTGTCGATGATCGTGTCTTCGACGTCGGGCAGCACCGCCGCCAGCAGCTCGAGGTCGGCGCCGAGATGCGCCCCCATGGTCATCACCGTGCCGAAATCGAGCGCGAATGCCTGCGGAAGAGGTCGTGGCGGGCACCGCGCGGGCAAAGACGTTCGATCTCGCTCATCTCGTCCCGTGGTTCATCATCGGCTTTCTCGTGATGGTCGCCTGCCGGTCGTTTGGGCTGGTGCCGACCGCTGCGATTCCGCCGATCGGCCGCATTGCCACCTTGCTGACCGTGGTGTCGATGGCGGCATTGGGGTTGGGCGTCGACGTTCGCACCGTCGCAAAGGCAGGCGGCAAGGTGACGACTGCCGTGGTGCTGTCGCTGCTCGTCCTGGGCGCGATCAGCATGACCCTGCTGGCCCTGTTGCACACCGCGTGACGGCCGATCGTGGCCGAAGCGGATCGAATGACATGGGTTTATGTTGAGCCGGATGCGCGGATCGCCCGTGTCCGACCGTATGGAGTTGCCGATATCGTGAGAATCCCGCTCAAGACAGCGCTCGCCGCTGCCGCTCTGGTCAGCGGCACGGCGCTGGCCCAGACCAGCGACTTCGCCACCGTGATGGCCGGTGCGATGCAGCGCATGCATCAGGCGATGGCGGTCCCATCGACCGGCGATCCCGATCGCGACTTCGCCGCGATGATGATCCCGCATCATCAGGGTGCGATCGACATGGCCGAGGCGGAACTCCGCTTCGGCAAGGACGAGCGGCTACGCCGCATGGCACAAGGCATCATCGTCGAGCAGCGGCAGGAGATTGCCGTGATGCAGGCCATCCTGAACGAAAAGGGCGGCGCTCCCGCCGCTCCCCAGACCCACCATTCGGAAGGAACCCATCGGTGAAGCAGCTGATCCTCGCAGCCCTTGCCGGCACCATGCTGGCCCCCGTCGCGGCGACCGCGCAGCAGGTGCCGAACGCACAGCCCGACATGCCCGTCTCGTCCAGCGACCGGTTCTACACCTCGGACCAGTTTTCCAACACCGTGTCGGTCATCGATCCGTCGACCAACCGGCTTCTTGGCGTCATCAAGCTGGGCGATCCGACGCCGATGAACCTCAGCCCGCTCTATCGTGGGCAGCTGCTGGTCCACGGCATGGGCTTCTCGCCCGACCGGCGGACGCTCGCCGTCGTGTCGATCGGATCGAATGCGGTCAGCTTCATCGACACCGCCACCAACAGCGTTCGCCACACGACCTATGTCGGCCGCAGCCCGCACGAGGCCTTCTTCCGCCCCGACGGCCGGGAGGTCTGGGTCAGCGTGCGCGGCGAGGACTATATCGCCGTCCTCGATGGTACGACCTACAAGGAGACGGGCCGCATTCCCGTCCCGAACGGTCCCGGCATGACGATCTTCTCGCCGGACGGGAAGTATGGCTATGTCTGCTCCAGCTTCTCGCCCGAAACCGTGGTGATCGACACCACGTCGAAGCAGATCGTCGGCCGGGTGAAGCAGGAAAGTCCCTTCTGCCCCGACATCGCCGCGACGCCCGATGGCAAGCAGGTCTGGCTGACGCTGAAGGACATCGGCAAGGTCATGGTGTTCAACGCGAAACCTCCGTTCGCGGTCCTGAAGAGCTTCGCGACAGGCGCGATCACCAATCACGTCAATATCGCGAAGACGCCGCGTGGCCAGTTCGCCTATGTGACGGTCGGCACCGAAAATGTCGTGAAGGTGTTCCGCACCGACGATTTCACCCAGGTCGCGACGGTCCCGGTTGGAGCGCTGCCGCACGGGCTATGGCCCTCGGGCGACGGCAGCCGCATCTATGTCGGCTTGGAGAATGCCGATGCGGTTGCCGCGATCGACACCGCGACGAACAAGGTCATCGCGACCATCCCGATCGGGCAAGGCCCGCAAGGGGTCGCCTATGTTCCAGGCGCGGTGCCGTCAGGCACCGGCATGGCCAATCTCCAACCACTCGCCAAGGCGGGTGAGAAGGTTCAGCTGATGCTCTCCGGCACCGGACGAAGCCAGGTGACGCTGTTCGATCAGGGGCAGGTGCAGATCCTGCAAGCCGCCGTCGCGGGCCTGCCGCCGAAGATACCGTTCGTGCTGGGCCTGTCCACCAGCCCCGATGGCAAAGGCCCGGTAGAACCGCTGGCCAAGTTCATGACCAATCCCGCAGGCGGTGCGATCGTGAATGCGGTTGGACCGCTGCGGCAGATCGTCACACAGTCTGCTCCCGCAGGGGCGCGTCGCTATCTGGTGATCGCGTCTGGTCAGCCGGACGCCGTGGGCAACGTCGTTCAACGGCAGGTCGAACAGTAACGGATACCCGTTCTTAAACGAGCATCGGGGACGCCCCGATGCTCGTTTCCAACTATCGATTCCCAAAAACGAACCTATAGCGGGATAGTCTCCCGGCGATCACGCTCCGAGCCGTCCGGGAGATCCCGTTTTCCCAAAACCTGTTCCCAATTGCTTTTTCCCGAAATGACCTTTTGGTGATGGAGAAACGGGAAAGATGACGCTTAACGAATGTCCATTTTCGAGCGCCCGTATATCCGGCTTCAACGTCCGATTGTGGGCGGAAGCGGACTGTCGACTTAACAATGCGACGAACCGTTTATGTAACTACGTTTATTCGTTGACCGCCGTCATTTCCGTAGCTACATAAAATGCATGGACATCGAGTTCGACCCCGCCAAGAACGCCGCGAACATCGCCAAGCATGGCGTGTCGCTCGACCGGGTTGTCGACCTCGAGGACGCGGTGTTCGTTGAGGATGATCGTTTCGCCGAGCCCCGCTTCCGCATCTACGGCATGATCGACGGCGTGTGGCATTGTGCCGCTGTCACCCTGCGTGGAAGCAACGTCCGTGTCATCAACCTGCGCCGTGCGCATCGGAAGGAAGTGAAGCGCCATGCCCCGTAAGTCCACGCCCCCCGTCATCATCGACGACGAGAACCCCGAATGGACCGAGGCGGACTTCGCCAAGGCTCGTCCTGTCAGCGAGCATCCGCAGCTTGCCGCTGCCCTCTCGGCCGCCAAGGCGAAGCGCGGACGGCCCGCCGGATCGGGTGACAAGCAACAGGTGACTCTTCGTATTGATACCGCCGTGTTGGAGCGTTACCGGGCCACCGGGTCGGGTTGGCAGACCCGCATGAACGATGCCCTGCGCGAAGCTAGCGAGCGGCTGGACGCCTGAGCGTTCGTCGGCCGCCGAAATGGACGGTGCACCGGTAAAGCGGTGCGGCTGGTGTGATTCTAGGCAACCTTGCGACTTCGCGAGGATCGCTCCTCTGCGGCCATCGGCGAGGGCGGTTGGCTCGTGGCCCCGGCTCTTCTCACCTCACCTGGCCATGTGGGCCAAGTCGTCCTGTTTGGACGACAAAGCGTTTACCGTTTGTTCCCGCAGATGTGAAGTGCCAATCTGCACCTCCAGCGAATTGCCGAAGACGACAAGGGTGTGCCGGCCGTCGCTCTGACGCACAATGCCCGGCAGGCCAGCGAACGAACCAGCGGTCAGCATGATCGTTTCTCCGACGCCGAACGCCGCGGCGCGGGCCTTAACGCCGGACACGCGCTCGATCTGCGCCGTCTCCTGTCGCCGAACCTTGGCAATCTCAGCATCGCGCACCTCTACCCGGCGGCCATAGTAACGAAAGAAGGCGAAAGGCGGCAGCGGGCTGGTGATCTCCGGCCGGAGCAACCACTCCAAATCGGGGACGTGTCCCGACCGGACGAATACGAACGTCGGCATGCCAGCGACAAGCGTCTTGACCTTCGCGCGTCGACGAGGCGCTCGGTGCGATGACAGGACCGTCGGTGTGTATGCCTCCATTCCGGCATCGTTAAGCGCCTGGGCGAGCAGAAGTGTGCGCGCCCCTGCCGTGCGCAGGATGCACCATCGATCTGCACTGTTGCCGTCTGCCTTCGTCATCATCCTCTGCCCCGTCGTTTGGTACATATCAGGAACGCCGCTCCGCGTCATTCATCCACCGCGAGAGCCGCGGCCACGTCAGCCTCGCTGATCGCGCCGATCTTCACACCCATCGCGCGCACAGATGGCGGCATGGCCCGGATCTCGTCTGCGGTGACCGGGCGGTCGGGATCGGCTGGCGGCAGGGCGGGCGGCGCGGCGGCCGCACGCTCTAGGTCGCGCAGGATGCGCTCAGCGGCGCGACGACGCGTCTCTCGCTCCTCGATCACACTGGCCGCGATCTCGCGCACCGCGCCTTCCACCTGGTTAAGGAACTGGAACGGCCGATGCATCGCCCGCTTGCATGCGGTCAGCGCCACCATGGCGGGCAGATCGGCCAGGGCCTCGACCATTGCTGAGCGCCATTCTTCGCCTTGGGCTGGCGCCATGCCCGGGGCAATCTTCGCGGCAAGGCGGCGCAGCCGGTCGTCGATCGCCAAGCCCCATGCTTTGCGGCCTTCGGCATCGCGAGGGACTGGCCGGAGTTCGCGGTCGACCAGCGCGATCGCCGCGGTGAGCGCTTCGGGTGTGTCAGTGCCGAGAGCCTCGACTGCACGCTCAGTCGTCCAGCGAGGCAGGCTCGACACCATCGAGGCCATGTCGGGGTGCCCAAGCGCTGGGGCGGTCGTGGTGAGCTGATCCATTTCGCTTCTCGTCAGGAGGGAAAACCGTCGTCCATCCGCGCTCGACGGCGCGATCGATCATCTCGCCGGGCGGATGGCCATCGTCGGCGAGATCCGCCAGCTTGGCGACGAGCAGCTGGTAGGCCCGGTCGGTAAGCGGCTGGCGCTTCGCTTTGCGGTGCGCGACGAAGCCCGCCCACTGGTCCTCGCTGACCCCGGGCGGCGGTGGGCAGGACTTGGGCCAGCTGGCCCGCCTCGTACGCGTAGGCGCGTCAGACCCCTCCGGGTGGGGGTGTAGGGGTGGGGTTTGTTGGGGGGTCGGGGGGGAAGAAAGGGGCGGGGAAGAGGGGGAGGGTTCAGCGTCACACCCTGTAACGTCACGCTTTACGTCACGCGTTACGTCACCGTCGTTATCGAGGCTCTGGTTCTTGCGGGCGCGGTAGCGTGCCTGTCGCTCAGCACCAGCCGAGCGCGCGGGAGCGGCCTCAAGCGTCTCGGCGATCTCGAGGATGTCGGCTGCCGACAGGCCTTTTGCCACGAGGATGCGCAGCGTCTCGGTATTCACGCCAGCATCCCCCAGCCGCGCAGGATTGCCTGCACCTCGTCCAAGGAACGGCAGACGGCGTAACGCGCGCCTACGAAGCCGCACCACTCCCGGAAGTCGCGCTGGTCGGGCGACAGCGATCCGGTCGAGGACTTGAGCTCGATCCAGCCGGCCGCGTCCTCACCGACGAAGACGTAGTCGCCGCTGCCGGCGATCAGGCCGGCGGCGATGTTCTTGGCGTAGCGCGCCTGGGCGGTGCGGAACGCCGGCGACTTGCGCGATACGGCGCCGACCTCGTGCGGGACGCAGGTGAAGGTGGCGTGCAGCTTACCCTCCAGCACCCAGCCGCGCAGCGCCGAGCCGACAACGAGCGCAAGGTCGTCCTCGGGGCCGCGCGTACGGCCCCGGAACGGCTCGAACGCCAGCAGGCGGCGCAGGGTGGCGATCATGCCGCTTGCTCCGCCGCCTGCTCATCTGGATTCCGCCAGTACAGCAGCACGTAAAGGTCGCAGGCTCGCCGAGTTTCGGTCGAAGGCGCCTGATTGCAGTGCCCCTTGAGCTGGACGATGCGCCCGCTGCGGTCGAGTTCCATCGTCGCAATGCCGACCCCTTGCCGCTTCACGGCGACGATCGCGCATTGGCCATGCTTCACCATCGGGGCGTATGCAGCAACGCAGTGTCGCATCTCGATCCCCTCCTCGCGGAGGCGCCGCAACGTGCGGAGCGGCCGAAAAACCATTCCCTCCACCGTCGCTTCGTCCGGAAGCAGGGATTTGCAAATGACATCGTCGAACGTCTTCGCGAGCTGCTGCTCCCGCATCGTGCGCTCTAGGGCGGCTTCATCGCGAAGTGTCCGATGCCATTCCTCGACGGCCGCCATCGCGCGTTGCCAAGTCCAGCGTTCGTTGAGGGTGCCTCCGCCACGATCGAGGTAGTCAATCAACGAACCTACCTGCTCGTATCGGCTAAGATCTGCGCCCAACGTTTTCGCGAACCAGCCGAGCAATCCTGCCCTATTGTTGCGACGATCAAGCGACCAATGATTGATGCCGTCGAGCCAAACCCCCTGGCTATCGTCCGGAATTGATTGCGACAGCGTCGAGGGGTCGAGCTGGGCCAACGCCGCGAAGGCGTGGCGGTGCCGCGTGCGGATCGACGGTGCGACAAGCTTCCGCATTGGTAAGGCGAGGCCGTATGCGGCCATCAGATCCTTCAATCGCGGACCTTCAGCCACGCGACTGCCGAACCGGTCGACCTCGCCGTATGTAATGTGCGTCGCCAACGTCCTGCACGCAGCTGCCGCGAGCACTGGCGCCTGGGCAATGTATTGGCTGGCCAGCGGGTGCGCGCGGTGCAGGACAAGCGAGACGTCGTCCAGACTGCCGTCCTCGAACCGCACACGATCAATGCTGCGGGGCGAGGTCACTGGCCAGCCTCGGCGCGCAGTTTCGCCGCATGGTCCCACAGCCGCTCGGCGCGGACGTCGAGCGCAGCGGCGGCGAAGAGCAGGTCGTCGTCTGTGATGCCGCGGTCGGCGGACAGCTTCAGCCGCAGGCTGCGCGGCTCGATAGCCAGCGCATCCGCCAGCGCCTGCTGGCCGCCGAGCAGTGCCGCGGCCGTCGACAGGCCCATCATACGCACGGCCGATAGCGGCGGGCCTTTCCGCTCCTGATTTGCGGTGCGGCTGGTCGCGGGCGCAGCAGGCAAGCCGATTACGTCCGCCGGAACGGCCATCGCCGCCCCGACGCCAATGTGGTTGGCGTCCATATGCTACTCCTTCAGCCGGTCACCGCCGGCGCATGATCCTCAACCGTTGCTGACCAGACGGAGCCGGCGACGTTCGCGCAGGCGATCGATGTCGCGCGATGCCGCCTCGATCTCCGGCCACATCTCTTCGAGTTCGTCGTCGTCGATGACGCCATCCTCCAGCGCCTTCGCCTTCTTCGCGAGCAGCGCGCAGGTCGCGGTCAGGCTGGCGGCGTCGCTCGCCGTGCCCGCCTCTATCGGCACCAGCCGGAAGCCGACGAGCGCGAGCGCGTCATTGGCGAAGCGACCGTCCCAAGCAGCGATGCCGCGAAGAAGCGAGACGGCGCCCATGTCGGCATCACCGTGGCGATACGCGGCCGCGCGATCGTCGCTCTTGCCGAGCACTGCGCCTAGATCCGCGTCGGTCGCTTTGTCTTGATCCTTGATCGTGCTGAGGCTCGCGCCGAGCGTCTCGAGCATCAAACTCGCGGAGATCGTGCGGTAGCGGCCGTGGAAGTGCGGGGCGGTCATCGGGCATTGCCTTCTGCATGAAGAGGGAAGCGATCATCCGCGCCGCAGGGCGAATGAAGTGCCGGGCGGCAGCGGGTGGGGTTGTCGCCGCCCGGCGAGGTGCCCGCGGTAGGGCGTGCGGGTCGGGAGAAGGGGGTCATGCGGCAGCCTGTTCGGCGTCGCGCGGATACAGGTCGGGGCGCAGGTCGTGGCGCGAGCCGAAGCCAGCCGCCTCAGCGGCGAGGACGTACTCCGCGGGCAGGGGGCGCCCGTTATTCAGCCAGTACGAAACCAGCTGCTGCGAAGTGCCGATCTCCCGAGCGAACCGCGACTGGTTGTCGTCGGCCGCTTTCAGCGCGTCCTTGAGAGCGGCGTGGAACGGGTGTGTCCTCATACCTGCCACCGCTACCAAAGTCCTGTAGGCTATGCAACAGGACTTTTGTACGCGCACGCCTACAAGCGTTCTTGTAGCTCCCGTGCTTATGTCGGACGAAGATCAAGCGGTACAGCGCGAGCGCGAGTGGCTGATAGCTGAGCGGAAAAAGCGCGGCTGGTCGACCACGAAGCTGGCGGACGTCGCGCGCGCGATCGCGCAGCGCGAGGGCAGCGACATGAAGTTGCGCCAGCAATCGATCTCCGACTTCGAGCAGCCGGAAAAGGCGAAGCGCATCCCGGAATGGATGCGCTATGTCCGCATGGCCTTCGAGGAGGGCGAGCCCAACCGGGACGGCGACACCGAGCCGCGCGGCGAGCTGGTCTATATCCGGCAGCTTGACATTCGGTACGCGCTCGGTCCCGGGACTGTGATCGATCAGCACGCGTCCGCCACGCTGATCCCGTTCAACCTCGATTTCATCCGCGGCCTTACCCACGCGCCGACCGAGAAGCTCTTTATCGCCACCGGCTTCGGTGATTCGATGGAGCCAGTGCTGTTGAAGCATGACCTGGTGCTGATCGACACGAACGATACCCGGCTGGACTTAGGCGATACCTTGTGGGCTCTCGAATATGCTGAGGCGGGCTATATCAAGCGGCTGCGCGCGGTCATGCGCGACGGGAGGCGCGTCTTGTTGATCCTGTCCGCGAACCCCGATTACCCGCCCGAAGAGGCTGATCCGAACGATGTGCGGATCATCGGGAAAGTGGTCTGGATCGCTCGCAAGATGTAACCGGCCGGAGTGGCTATGCGTCAGTTCTCGGTTGCCGTGGTCGGCGCCAATCATCCGAACGCCAATGGGGGCAACCGGCGATCGGAAATCGCATTCTGCGATCCGGGTGAGCGACTAGAGCTCGTGCCAGAACCGAAGAATGAGCACGACGAGCACGCGATCGCGGTGTTCTCCGCGCGCAACTTTCAGATCGGTTACGTCGCCTCCCAGCGCGCCGTGCTGCTCAAGAAATACATGAACGACGGCCATGAGCTGACCGCCATTTTCCAGAACGTGGCGACGTGGGGCGCGATTGCGCGCGTGGGCGTCGATTGCCAGCCGACGCTCCCGCCGACGCGAGAAGCTGAAATTGAAGCCGAGCACGCGGAGGAGCCGGACGCGGATCCGCCTTTCTGGCCGGATTACATCCCGCCGGACGACTGATCGTGTCGTCTACAAAACTCCTGTTGACTAAACTACAGCACTTTTGTAGAAAGCGTCTACCGGCATCTCGCCGAGTGGGAGCTTCCGATGTTTCAGGCCCAGCCGCACGTCGATCATCAGCGGCCGACACACGATCAGTTCTGCCGCTGCCGCACCTGTAAACCGGCGCACCCTGACGACGTCGCACCGATGCGCGTCTGGCTGGCGATCTCGATCATGCTTTGCCTGTTCTGGGCGGCCCTGTTTTACGCGGCGTTCGGTCGGTAATGCCGACAGCCGCCGCGCGGCCGATGGGGAAGGTGGTCGGGCGACAGCCCGCTACGCCCCGCGTCATCCCCTCGCACCCGAACCCGTGGTACGGCGGCATTGTCGACGGCGATCCGTTCACCACACAGCAGCGCGCAGAACTCTCGCGCCTGTCCATCGACCCAGCCGCCGTCGAGCGGATGACCGTCCGCCGCAATGCCAGCGACGCTGAAATGTGGTGGCCTGCGGGCAGCTTGCCGCCAGTCTACCAGTTTGAATGCCCTGTCCTTGGTCGGCGGGCGGATGGTCGCGTGCGCATCATCTCGCCAAGCGGCATGGGCAAGCTCGTCTTCGCTGACGGCTGGGTGACCGGCCGGCAGGCTCGCAAGAAAGCGGTGCGGCTGTGACGCGCGGTCGAACCGGTCACGTCGGCGGCGCTGCGCGGCGCACCGGTACCCGCGAAGCCTTGGAAGTCCGGCGCAACGCACTGCTCGCCCAGCCGGCATCGCCGGAGCGATCGATTGAACTGCGCCGCGTGCGCAGCGCCTTGGGCAATCTCGAGCGCCGGAGCGAGCGACATGCTTGATGCTGCTTTCGCCGCTGCGCGCCCGCGGCCGTTCACCCCCGCCGAGCTGCCGACCCGCGCGCTCGACGGGTCGTATCCCTTCCTCAATCACCGCAGCTGCGCCGAATGGGCGCCGGTGGTGCGGCTGGAGCGCGCAGCGTGACCGACCTGTTTCGCTATCCAGTCGCGCCCGGCGCGCAGGGGCGCGACACTTCCCGCGCCGCGGCGGACGTCGCCGGCAACACGTCGGCGCTCCTTCGCGCCCGCGCGCTGGCCGTGGTCGAGCGATCGCGCGGGCTGACGGCCGACGAGGTCGCTGGCCGGCTGGGCCTCTCCATCCTGTCGATCCGGCCGCGGCTCACCGAGCTCTCGCGCTTGGGCAAGGTGCGCGACAGCGGCGAACGGCGGCTCAACGCCAGCGGTCGCCGCGCGATCGTCTGGGCGCACGTCTATCCGGCCCACCTGAAGGGCCAGAACCAATGATCCAGTTCCACCAAGAGGGCGCCGCGCTGGCCAACAATCAGCGCGGCGGAAAATCGATGACTGACGCGAATGCATGGAAGTGGTGGGCTGGCCGCGACGAAGAATGGTTCGACGTTGGCCCATGCGATACCCGGGAGCAGGCTATCGAGGAGGGCCACGCCAGCCACGAGGACGGCTTTCACATCATCGAGGCGCTTCCTGGCGATCTGAAGTTCAGCGCCGCGCGCATGATCGACGACCAGTATTACGAGGCCGACGATCTGTTCGACTTCGACCATACCGAGCCTGACCGCAGCGGGCCTCATCAAGAAGCCGATGCGGAGCTTCAAGCGTTGCTTGACGCATGGACGGAAAAGTGGGGCCATACATTCGTCACGCCGACGATGTTCCGGGCGACGCGCAACGGCGAGCACGTACGGGCGCGCTATCTTGAGGCGGGGCCGCTGTCCGCAGACGAAGAGGCTGACCTAACGGCGCTGGATGCGCTGTCGAAGGCTGGCGATTCGATGACCCTCGACGAGGGGAGTCGTCGCTACACGCTCAATGCCCGCCGCGTGCACTTCGCACGGGAAAGCGCTGGGGCATGACTGCCATCATCGCCTTACGCCGAGTCTGCTCAGGCGATGCCGCCGACCGTCGCGACCACCGCAAGCGTCCCGGTGCCCGTCAGCATCAGGCCGAGTCCGCCGTGAACCGTCCAGCCATGCCGTATCAGCTGGCGCGCGAGGCCCACGATCGCAACCGCGCCTACCGCGGTGCTGCCGAGAAGTCCGAGCGCTGCAAAGGCCTGTTCCGTCATGCCCGCCAGGGTGGTGGGGAAGGGTTGATTTTTGGTTATTCATCGTCCGACCGCGGCGCCCGCGGCACGAACCCCAGCCGGAGTGAAGAATGACGAGCGTAAGCGAGCTCGCGCGCAACTGGTCGCGCGCCAGCGAGAAAGGGAAGGGCATCGGCCTGCGCGCCGAGGTGCTCGACATGCTGAACGCCATGGGCGTCGGCGAACTCATTCAGGCCAAGGCGGCCGAAGCGGAGCGGGCGAAATGCGCCGAGAGGATCAAGAGCTATACAGCCGGGGCAAATACCGCCTCGCCTGGGACCTCAAGCGAGATGGAAGCCTTCGAACCCCGTATCTCCAGATCATCTGGTACGACAAGGCCGCAGGACGTAACCGCAGCCGCTCGACGGGCACAGAGAGCATCGAACAGGCGGAAGCCGAACTAGACGCCCTCTATCTTCAGCGCGAGCGTGGCCAAGCGGTGTGCTCGACCTGCGGCCAGCCGCTGCGCGCCGGTGCGCGCCACCTGCTGACGACGACGATCGCCGACTATCTTGTCGCGCGGGAAGGGCGGTCGAGCATCTCGTCGATACGCCCGCGGCTGGCGCATGTGACCGCATACCTGGCCGAGACGGACCGGAACAACGCCGCCTGCGAGGACATCGACGAGGATTGGATCGAGGGCTTTCGGGAGTGGGCGAGCGAGGTGCCGATCATCTCGCCCGGCGGCGCGCAGCGCGAGCGCTCACCCGGTACCGTCGAGGCCAGCGTCCGTCAGCTCGCCGCCGCGATCAACTTCGCCTACTCGCGCAAGGACACGCTGTTCCCGGCCGCCTTCGCCGCCAAGCAGCCTGAGGAGGTCAGCCGGACGCCCAGCTACCGTGCCGACGTGAAGACGCTCGCAGCGATGTTCCGATACTGCGTCCAGCCGGAGCGCAAGGCGGGCGATTCGGAGAAGGCGTACAAGCGCCGAATCGGCGAGCGCGCGCAGCTGCACCGTTTCCTACAGATCAGCGTCGCGACCTGGGCGCGGCCCGACGCGGCGCACGACGTCAACACCGACCGGGCGCGCGATCAGTGGAGCAGCAATGCCCGCGCGCTTAACCTGAACCCCCGCGGACGGCCCCAGACGAAGAAATACCGCCCCATCGTGCCGATCGGCCAGCGCATGGCGGCGCTGCTCGACGCCAACGCGGGCTTTTACGTGTCCGTCGATTCGGTGCGTAAGGCGTTCGAGGCGATGCAGGCGGCGGTCGGCCTGCCCGGCGACGGTGAGAGCGGTCTTAAACTGATCCGGCGCTCCATGGCGCATCTGGCGCGCGAGCGGCTGGGCGAGCGCGATTGGATCGAAGGGCAAATTATGCTCGGCCATCGCAAGACGAGCACGTCGGACACCTATGCGCCGTTCAGCACCGGCTATCTGGCGCGTGCGCTAGAGGTTACTGACAATATCATTGATTTGATAGAAGAAATCTGTCCGGGCGCGTTTAGTTCTACCAACGCATAATCCAAAACTGCAAAAGTACGAGCAGCTAGCGCTTGTTCGGTTTTCCCTGTTTTCGATCTGATCTGCCTAACTGCTTTCGTGAGTCTGGCTCAGATTTAGTCGACGGTTCCTGCAGCGCCGCGCTCTCCTTGGCATCATAGCTTCTTCCAGTGATGAAGATTGCTACCACGCCTATTATCGTGGCGCTGCCTAGTGCTGCCGCAGAGACCGAATCTCCCAAAAACGCCATTATCCCAACGACAGTCAACAAAAGTGCTAATGCTACAAGCGCAAAAATTTGACCCCGCCCGCGCAATTTAAACTCGCGGGAAACTATTTCACTTTCCATTAAATGCCGATGAGACTGCTCTCGCTCGGCCATCTCAAAGCAGCGGTTCGCTGAGCCCTCTAGAACCTGCTCTAGATGCTCGAGCTCTTCCGCAGAGGGTATGGGACCACGATGCGATTTGCTAACCGCACGGGTCAAAACCAACTTGGCTTCGTCAGTTTTACCTGGCTGCAAAAATGGCTTAAGTTGCTGCAGTGCGGCATCGGCTACGTTCGCCTCGGCAATCTGCACCTCACGCTTGCCATTTTGGTGAGCGTCAGGCGCACTCAAGGTCGCGCCTGA